CGCCGTGCTGTAGTTTTCTAAGCATTATCTGATCCTTTCTCTTTTACTTTTTGCGTGATACACGCCAACCAATCCTTGGCACCTTGTTGACGCTCACACTGCGGTTGCCGTGATACCAGCGCACACAGTCCTTAAAGCGCAGTGCCTCTATGTCTGTGTCGAAAAGCACGGACTCACCTATTTGCATCTTTGCTGCCAAGTCTCCTGTAGCTGTGCGCGGTCTTCCAAACGTCGTTGCCTTCATGCCTCTAGCCCTTTCTCTGCTACCAGCTTGTCATAGACGCGCTGTGAATCCAGCAACAGTGCTACAGGTTCCGGCACCTTTCGCTTGCCGCTTTCGTAGTAGTAAACAGCGTGCAGGCTTACACCGATACGCTTTGCCATTGCACCCTGGGACAGGCCCAGGCGCTGCCTTTCAGCTTTGAATTGTTCTGCTGTCATGCTATACCTTTCTAGCTAGTGAAGGCAGGGGGTTTGCTGATCCTTTCCCCCTGCCTTTCTCTGTTAGCCCCTGATTAGGTCTAAGGGTGTGATGCAGTAAGGGTGCGACCAATCATTCACCAAGGCGCAACCTGTAGCTATATTCAGCGCTAGGAAAGCCAGCAACAGGCCAACGCTTAGCGCTGTTATGGTGCCGATGATTATCCTAATCATGCGCCTAACCCCTTTTTCTGTCTGTAAACCTGCAACAGTCCTGCATGATATCCGCGCTGAAACTCGCTGTCGGCAGGGTCTACGCGGAACATATACAAGGCATCATCCAGATCGAATATGTCGCCGGTAGCTACCGCCATTTTGGCGGCATGCACCCCTTTGATATATTCGCGGTTCAATTCGATTATTTGCGCCATTGCTCTTGATCCTTTTCTAGTGAGTGATGAAAACAACAGGCTTTGATGCCTGCCAACACAAGCCACATGCGCCGCAGTCTGGCGCTAGTGTCTCCTCGCCCTTCTTGGCTAGCTTGCCGGTGGCCTTGCTGATTTGTGTCGGGCATTTGAAAGCCTGCTTATCTGTAACAAGCTGTGCCGACCTAGCGTCGTCATATGACAGCGCTGCAAACTCTTGGCTGTAAGAGCCCGAGAACCGCACGGCAAAGCGTATGCCGCACTCATTGCGCAAGGTAAGCAAAGCCTGCCCTATGGCACGCTCTTGGCTGTCCGTCGCGTCGGGTTGGTTGGCCGTGTATCCGTACACATGCAAGGCAGGGAACATGCCAAGCCATTTTGCCCATTGCGCGACGTATGCAACGGAAAAGAAGTCACCAAGCACATGCAGGCGCACAAGAAAGCCATTCGGATATTTGGCCTGATAGAAAGCTAAATCAGCCTCTATCTGTGCAACCAGTGCATCGTCTGCCGCGTAGCGTGTGGCGTTCATCATGTTGTTTCCGTAGCAATCACCCCAATGGATGCAGGAGCGTGGGCAGGTCGCGCGTTCTTCCAGTGTCACGGTAAAGATAGGAAAGCCTGCCAGCTTGCCCTTGGTCACGCGCTTGCCGAGCTTGGTGTTGGTGCTTTTCTTCACCACCCTTTCGCTTGCGGCCATACCATCGGCGACGCTCTTGGCGCGTAGGTCATGATAGACACTGCGACCGGCAAGCACGGCCATTTCTGTTTTGGTCATCTGTTTCATAGTGTTTGATCCTTTTTGCTAGTGTTGGGCATTCACCCCTTCATTGCATACGCGATGCAATCAAGGGGTGGCAGGGTTGCCCCTGCCGCCGGTGTTGTTAACCTTCCAACATGTTCGCAATGATGTTGCGGTGATTGGCGACACTGTCGCAATTGATGCCTGCGGCTTGTTTTGCCATCTTGCGAATGGCAGTAACCGCGCCGTGCTTTTCAATATCGTCATTAAGAACGACAACAAAGCGAAATGGCACAGATCTTACTTTGAAGATTGTGCAATTCTTTTTGCAGATGATATGTAATTTTTCCATTGGTCCTGATCCTTTCTTAAAGTAGGCCAGCAATGCCGAAAGCAGAACCATCGGCAGTATCGAGATAGTCGCCAGTATCGGGACACAACGGACGGAATGTGCAATTCCAACCGGTGATCCTGATCATCTCTTGGTCATCATGGCAGAAGGCAGAAACGATACCGTCCAGATCGGCATCGGGTGCGACCGACACCAGAAGATCGTCTGCCGGTGTCTCGACATGGAACAGTTTCCAACCGGCGCGGGTGCAGCATGCAGATGAATACATCATGATTACACCTCAATTCCGTCGGCTTTGATTGCCGCGACTAATTCGTTGATTGTGCGTTGTGAGGTGGCGCGACGAAACAAGGCACGCATATATGCTTTATATGCGTCAACATTGCCAGCTGCCAAATGGCGGCGTGCGGTTTCAATGTGCTTTGCGTTGTTCATTGGTTTGATCCTTTGTTGATTGCTAGTG